AATTTAAATCTTGAATTAATAAGTGAAGAAGTAGGGGCATACGGAAATACTAAAAGGCATAGTATTGTCTGGTATTTAAAAAATGTAGCTAAAATCACTAATGATTTTGTAGAGATTGGAAATAATCCTTTTCCGCTTAATGATGAAGATTTTTCAAATCCAATTCTTTCTTTTGATAGCACAGATACTAAACTTGCTAGAATTATTTCAATTTGCAATAGCTTTAATGCAGAATTTCAGTTTAGAACCCAACTAAAAAATGACGGGACTCTTCAAAATATCACTATTGATCTTTATAAAGAAGAAGGTGTTGGACAAAAGAGAAAAGATGTCACTTTATATTATGGGAAAAATATTGCGGGAATTACTTCAAAAGCAGATCGTACTTCCACTTTTTTCAACGCTACAACAGTGACGGATTCAAAAAATAAATTTAACTGGCTTTCAGTGGAGGGTAAGCATTATAATTCTGACGGTCAATTGGAGTTCTATAAGAATGCTGGAGATAACACAGCTTATGCCCCACTATCAAGAGATATGTTCCCTTCTCAACTTAAATCCTCAAGTTCAGACAGATATACTCGCAAAAATTTAAGTATAGAAGCTACCTCTGCAAATAGTTTGTGGGATTATGCTGTGAGCCAATTCAAACTCTATGCCTATCCTCAAATGACTTATGAAGTATCAGTTGCGGTTAACGCAGTGACAAGCGCTTTAGGCAATGACCGCAAACTTGATATTGGTGATACGATTATTGTTCAAGACAAGACTTTCGATAAGTCAGAAGGTGGTTTAATTCTGTCAGCAAGAGTTTCTGAACAAGAAATAAGTTTTACCAATCCACATAACAACAAGATTACCTTCACAAATTTTGTTAGATTAAAAAGTGAAATTTCTGCCGATTTATATGGAAGAATGAAAGATTTAGTTGACCAAAATATACCCTATAAGGCGGAAGTAGAAACTACTAACGGATTACAATTTAAGAACGGTAAGGGTTCAACGACCTTAACTGCTCGAATTTATTTCGGGTCAGATTCTACAGAAACTAAAGCCGATAGTTATGAGTGGAGAAAGGATGGAACTCTTGTAGCAAACGTTCAAGAAATTACTGTGGACGCTAGTGAAATTGATGGAAAAGCGGTCTATGCTTATAAAGCTACTGTTAATGAAAAAGTAGTCGGCACTACTTCGGTTACGATAACCAACGTAAATGATGGAGAAAATGGCACAGATGGGACAGATGGACGCTCAGTGACTGGTATTGAACAGAAATACCAGCTTACTCAAACCTCAGAAAAACCAGTAGACCCATGGGGAAATAGTGTGTGGCTGCCATCAATCCCGAAAATGACTGCCACTAACAAATATCTTTGGTCCATCACCCGAACAACTTTTAATCAAACTCCTTTAACACAAGATGTTGTGGAACAAAAAGCAATCTATGGTGATTCTGGTCAACCTGGCTCAGACGGAAGTCCTGGTAAAGTTGTATCTGATACTGAACCAACCACAAAATTCAAGGGATTAACATGGAAATATTCCGGAGTAGTGGATATGACCCTTGGTAATGATACAAAAATATTAGCTGGAACGGAGTACTACTGGAATGGGACGGCTTGGGCTTTATATGAAATTAATGCTCATAATATCAATGGAGATAATCTATCAGTAACTAATGGTACATTCAAAGATGGGAAGATAGAGAGTATTTGGGGTGGAAATGGAGTAAATGGTACGACTACTATTGAGGGTAGTCATTTACAAATTCACTCATCAGATTCTACAACTAACACTGAAAATACAGTAGCACTTGATAATCTTCAAGGATATGCTCAAGTTTATACTGACCATAATACAGGAAGAACCATAACGGTTCAAGCCTCTTTTCAAGGTTTCTTTGTTTCTGACAGTACAGGACCATATGTTAGATTAACACCTCAGGGTCTTATCCAAACTTCTAAAAAAGCTACTGTAAATTTTGGATATGGTAGAAATGTGACTCTAACAAGAAATGGGAGTTATGTCACAATTACTAGTCAAAATCGTTATACAATAAAACCAGCAAACAATACCTGGATTAGAAATGTTGCTACTTTGCCATTAGGATATCGCCCAGTAGAGGATGTATTAATTTATAACCATGATTTAGGTAATAGTTCAAAGTTTTCTTGGAGTTTATTACACCCAAGTGGAGTTATTGACTTGTTTAGTAGTGGGGATATAACAACAACCGATTATATCTTGTCATCATCTCAAATTTGGATAACTACAGATGAGTTACCGAGTTAGAAGGAGAAAAAATGAAAAAGAACAAACAGTCTCAAGAAGCTACCGATATTATTATTGGTGATAAAATCGTTGCCAATTTAAGCTTTAATGCTTATGAAACTGGGGCATTAGATGCACAATTAACAATTAATAACCCTCAAGATTTTCATAATTCAGAAGAAGCTAAAAATGATCTAAATGAATTAATTTCAGAAGCAATCGATGCCTCAAAAGATAAACTGGCCACTTATGAAGTGCCAGAAAAATAGAAAGCAGGGGTTATGGAATTAGAACAACTTGTGGAGCAGCACGAGGACAAACTCAAGCAGCACGATAAAGAATTATCTCGACTTAATGATATGTCGGTTGAAATGCAAAAGCAAATGAATGACGGTCTGACTCGTGTGGATGAATCAAATCGCTTTTTAAGAGAACAGAATACTCGTCAATCTGAACAAAATGCTCAAATTCTACAAGCTGTTATCAAAGGTAATGAAAGCTCAGATGAACATCAGTTTCAGTTGAAATTACTTGATAAAACAAACTTTTGGAAGTTGGCGCTTGGAATCGGAGGTTCTGCAGCAGCAATTTTTGCAGCATTAACTGAAATAATCAAAGTATTTTTTAAATAAAGGAGAAAGAACATGAAAACAATCGACAAAGGAACACTCACACGTACAGTTTTGCTTTGGTTAGCTATCATTAACCAAATTCTAACAGCATTGGGTATTAATCCATTGCCACTTGACGATAATACTGTTAGCACTGTAATTACAACAGTTTTTGCACTTTGGGCTTGGTGGAAGAATAATGACTTCACTCATGCAGCTAAAAAAGGAACTGAACTTACTAAAAGTTTAAAAAATGGAGATAGTGTTCAAGTAGTTAAGGCATCTGATTCTGACCACGAGTTCACAGAAGGAGGCGAATAATGTCAAGTATTGAAAATATGATTGCATGGATGCAAGCTCGAAAAGGTAAAGTTACTTATTCAATGACTTCGAGAATGGGGCCAAATAGTTATGATTGCAGCTCGTCAGTATTCTTTGCCATGATTGCTGGTGGCTTTTTGTCATCAGGCTCAATGGGAAATACTGAAACCTTATTCGGAATGTCTGGCACAAAACTGAAAGAAATCAGTCGTGGAGAAGTGCAACGTGGGGATATCTTCATCTCAGGCACTCCAGGAGGTTCAGCTGGTTCGGATGGACACACTGGTATTTTTCTGAGCAATGGTTCATTCATTCACTGTTCTTACACTCACAATGGAATTGCGGTTGATACGAACGACGCTTATATGAGTACTCGCTTACCACATCACTTTTATCGAATCGTTGGCTCAGGTTCAGGAAATACTGACAATAAACCTCAAATGGTTATCTTAAATGTTGATGGTCAATTTGGCAATGCGACTGCTAAACGATTGCAAGAATACTTTGATACCGCTGGTAAAGATGGAGTGATCAGTCATCAATATAAGCAAACTTTTAACCAAAATATTTATGCGGCTCAGTTCGACTCATCACTGACAGGTTCTAACGTGGTCAAAGCATTGCAAAGATTTTTAGGAGTTGGCCAAGATGGACTTTTTGGTCAAGGAACAATTAAAGCACTACAAAAACATCTTGGAACAACACAAGATGGAACGATTAGCCCAGTATCTGATTCTGTTAGAGAATTACAACGTCGATTAAATGCGAATAAACTATAAAAATTATGCCTGACTTCGGTCAGGGCTTTTTTTGTTAATAAATGTTACTTCGTCATTTTATTGATATTGTTATAATGATGGAATCATGAATGCTATTCCAATTACAAATACAAATAGCTAAGTGTTTATGAAGAGATAAAGCGCCCTTTTCCAAAGCGAGGGCGT